ACAAATTACGAATCACCCATTCGCTTCTCTTATTTTGAATTGTATATAAATTTTTTTGTTATCTCTGTAAACTTTGAATTAGAGAGTTTACAACAAAGGAACACGTACATGGACAAAGCCATGCACCAGGTCACCAAGCGCATGAAGACGGCAGAGCGCGATGTGAAGGCAGGTAAAGAGAAACAGGCTGTCAAAGTGCTCAGGAAAGCAGAAAAGAAGAACGAAAAGCTCGTGAAGAAAGACCGAGATGTACGTGACCCAATGATAGAAAAATACCAACGCATGAAAAAGAGAGGCTGCAATGTTTAAAGACCCTTTTATTTTTGACGACAACGCCTACTTACACCCCACACCTCCGCAGTCTTATTCAAGAGAACTCGACTCAAGAGTTCAAACTCAGGAGATGCCCTACGGGTATTCTTACGGAGAACCCGCTGCTGATACCGGAAAACATGACGAAAGGGCTGAAGAGACCAACAAACAGTACCGTCCGAGGAAGTAATGGCAGAGAAATGGATTCAAAAGGCAATCAACCCCGCTAACAAGGGAGCATTGCGTAAGAGCTTGCACGCCAAGAAAGGCGAGCCGATTTCCGAAGCGAAGCTGAAAAAAGCTGAGCATTCGAAAAATCCCACTTTGGCAAAGCGTGCGAGATTAGCAGAAACCCTCAAAAAAATGAGAAAAAAATGAAAAAGAAAGCACATCACACAGATGTCATGGCTGAGCACGGTCTAAAGTATCATCTTGCTAAGGAACACGAAGCTCACTCACCTCACATGCTCTATAAGCATGAAGAAGACCGTCCTCATCAACCTCTCCCCGGTCATGGCGAGAGCGAAATGAGCATGGGTCTGGGTGACTTTAAAGGCGAAGCAGCAAATATCGCCATGGGTCAAGCAGGTGCAGCAGGCATGAAGTCCGACGAGAAGAAGATTCACGGACAATTCAAACACTACAATTGGGAAGGCTCAGCGGAGCATTGAAATGTCAGCAGTAACCATCCACGAAGCACGAGAACAATGGGGGAGCGATGTCTGGGCAAAGGCTGAAGAGTTTGCGAATAACCTCAAGCAAGATAAGGCGCCTTTTTATGTTGTCTTCGCCGCAAAAGAAGACAAAGCTCGTCCGGGCGTATTTAGACAGTCGTTTCGCTTCTATAGACAAAAACCTCCAAAGATTATCGGCCTTCTAGTTTGGTACGTAGACAATTCTAAAGGCATATTCCGCTTTGAGCCAGAGTTATCAATACCTCCCGACGTTCCCTTAGACCCGTCTTTATTGTCCGACGACTCTAAAGACTTCTCTCCGGAACTCGCGGAAACAGGACGCAAGATGGGAGTCTTGCTGTCTTAGAGACTAGAACATGCACCTTAAAGGAATGCAATGTCAGCCGCTACAGAGATTTACGATACGGGCGAAGTAGAGACTCCAGCCGCCGTGGAGCAACAAGTAGAGCAAAACTCCTTTCAAAGAGAAGTGCAAGGTGAAGAGTTCCCCATGCCAACTCCTCCGGTAGAGGCCGAAAGTACAAAAGAAAGTGTACCTGAAGCCCCTGCTCAAGAGTCAGCACAAGAACGCAACTTCAAAGCCCTTACTGAGAGTGTAGAACGCTTAAAGGCAGAGAGGGAAGCAGAAAAGCGGGAGCACCAGCTTCAGCTTGACATGTTGCGAGCGAACTTAGCTCAAGGCCAAAGACCTCAAGAACAACAGCCCAAAAAGATGTTCGACGGCATGGAGGATGGAGAAATCCCGAATGTTGGAGAACTCAGAAAGGCTTGGGAAGCTAGAGAACAGGCTTATAACGAGAAAATCGAAGAGCTTCAAGTAGTTAGCAGCCATCCCGACTATGCCGATGTATTAACAAAATACGGGAAACAATTAGCAGAGACAGACCCGGTTTTCCTCCAAGGACTCAAGGGTGCCGAGAACAAGGCTCTTTTCGCATACCAGTATGCCAAGAGACACCAAGAGCTCCAAGAGAAAAACCAGAGAATTCAAGAACTAGAGGCTCAATTGAAACAGCCCACAGCTCCATCGCAAAAGAGCATTGATGCTCAAAGAATGGTCGAAAACGCTCGTAAGCCGGGAACCCTGGCTCAGACGGGTGGCCAAAGCGTCTTAAGCAAGGCCGACTACTACGCGACGATGAGTGATGCGGACTTTATGAAAATGGCCTCGAAGCACTTGGAGAGCATCTGAGTCTGCTAAATATTAGGAAATAAAAATGGCAATTACAACCCTTACTCAATTGCCTCCAGAAGTAAGAACATACTTTGATAGATTGTTGCTGGCCCTCGCCCGCCCCTATTTTATCTATGACTTGTTCGCTCAAAAGAGGCAAATACCGCTTAACTCTGGGGACCAAATGGTTTTCAGACGTTATTCTACTCTCAGCGCGGCGACTGTTCCCCTAACGGATGGACAAACTCCTCCAGGAGACCAACTCGGAGTAACTGACTTTAAAGCACAAATTCAGTTCTACGGCTCATTCGTAACTATCACAGACCAAGTTAGTTACGTCGTGCAAGACCGTGTTCTCAATGAGGCAACGAAAGTCCTATCGCTCCAACTTGGACTTACGCTGGATACGCTTATCCGCGACATGATGGTCTCTACGGCTTCTACAATCGCCTGCTCTCATGGTCTCAATGGAAATACCCCAACAGAGATTACAGACGCAGACATCCAGACTGCGATTGTGGCTCTACGTCAAGGCAATGCTCGCCTCCACACGAACCCACTCCCTGGCGAAAACAAGTTCGGCACAAGTCCAGTACGTTCAAGCTATTGGGGCTTTATGAGTGTCGATTTGCAATCCGACTTGGAAGCTGTCAGCTCATTTATTCAAGCTGCAAACTACCCAAATCCAATGAACGCATTGGAAGCAGAGTGGGGCGCAACTCGAAACGTACGCTGGCTCTTAAACACCAACGGTTATAACAACGGCGCAGCAACTCCAGTCTACTCTTCGTTCATATTAGGACAAGAGGCTTATGGAGTAGTTCGTCTTGGAGCGAAAGAAGCAGAGTTTATTGTGAAACCTCTAGGGGCTTCCGGAACTGCTGACCCGCTCAACCAGAGAGGTACTGTGGGCTATAAATACCCATTTACAACTCGCATCCTTAATGACAACTGGATAACCAGACTAACCTCAACAATTTAAGGATGTAATTATGGCAATTTTTAGAAAAGGCACTCTTACAGTAACTACTGGGGGAGCTGCTCAAAACCTTGGACTTGGTTTCGTTCCAAACTACTTCAGAATGGAAAATAAAACCAAAATCACAGGAAACACCAACGGAGTTCAAATCGTTGAGTGGTGGGACGACATGGTTAACGCGTCGGCTTATCTCTGGACAACCACTTCAGGTGCTCCAGTTATCAGCTATATCTCAAGCAACGGCGTAACTCCTTACCAAACAGCAGACGCTTCGTTATTCCCTACTTCTAACTTAACAGTTACAGGGATTTCAAATGCTGCCAATGCAGTTATTACTGCTGCCAACAGCTTTACAACTGCTGACTATGGAGTAACTGTAGTCACCTTCCACGGTGTTAAAGGGATGACTCAAATCAACACACTTAGTGGTGTTGTGCAGAGTGCATCTGGCGGAACGAGCTTTACAGTGAATATCAATACTTCCAACTTCTCTACTTATACAAGTGGTGGTATTGCAAACATTATCACTGGGATACCCGCTCTCCAAGGGGGACTTATCACTTCGGGCAATGCCCCGGGATTCCCTCCAGCACAGACAAATACCTCTCAAGTACTCAATGCTCCCCTCTATAACGAGGCGACAATTGGTCTTACATTAGGTACTTCTGTAATGGTTACAACAAGTGACGTTTGGCAATACACGGCTTACTTAGATGCCGATTGGACAAGCGCATAATACATGCCCCTGGGAAACCGGGGGTTATTTTTAGGTGAGAAATGGGCAATCCTCCTTCAGTTACTTATCCTTCACCGAATGAGTGGCTGGAGACTGTTTATCCTATTACGGGAATAACTAATGATTCAGTAGCCACAGTTACCTGCGCTGCTTACCCATTTACAACCCAAGATATTGGAATTACGAGCGTAACTTTCAAGCAAGTGAAAGGCATGACCCCTATCAATGGGATAACCGCACTTATAGAAAGCGTTCCGAGTTCTACACAATTTACGGTGAATGTTAATACGACAAATTTCCCTACTTATACAAGTGGCGGGGTCATTTGCATAGATACTGGTGAACCTCCCGTACAAACGGTGGGGACCCAGACTTTCAACACACCTTGGCAAAACGTTTTATAAAGGAAAATTTATATGGCAAAACAAAGAAGAAAATATCCAAGACTCAACGACGCTAAATCCGAAGTTATTGAAGAGAACATACTGAAGGAGAACCCAGAAGGGTTCGAGCCTACAGACAGCAAAGACCCAGAGCAAATCGTTATAGCAAAGGGCATACCGGAATACCGCAAGGTCATCTTCATTAATAATAGAGACCCCGGCTACCCCTTAGACTTCCATTACTCAAGCAAAACTCATCCCTTAAAGCTTTATAAGCTGGTACATGGACAAGAGTATGAGTTGCCTGTTGAGATTATCGAGCACTTAGAAGGCTGTCGCGAACCACAGTATGCCTACAGAAAGAACTTAGCTGGTTTTCAAGAGCATTACGTCTCTGGATATAAGTACATCTTCCAATGCAGAACAGTACATAAAAAAGCGGCTTAATAATGGTATATACCACTACCACCTGGACTCTTACAAACATCATCGCCAAGACACGTGCCGTAACTGGCACGCCATCTGGCGACCAACTCTCGGACCAAGCGGTCGTTGATTATATTAATCAATACTTGGCCTTTACAATGCCCTCTGAGTTGAAAGTCCAGATACAAAACAACTTCTTGGCCTTTAAGACAACTCCAGGGATAAATGTCTATCCATTCCCCTCAAGCACCTTTCTAACCGACTCTCCCGGGGCTTATGCAGATGGCTTCCCACTTATCTTTTATGAAGACCCAGACATTTTTTACCAAGACTGGCCACAGCAATACAGCGTAGATTCAGTAGCAGCAGGCACAGGGGCTCAATTCACCTTCACAGGCAACACTCAAGGCTTTCCCATTATCCCAGGCAGTTACTTCATTACGGATAGCGTCCAAGTGCTGCAAGATAATGGAAGTGGGGTGTTAGTAGACCAAGCTCCAGGGGGAACTGGCTTTGGGACAATTAATTACATTACGGGTGCTTTCAGCGCGACCTTCCAGAATGCCCCGGCAGCCACACTTACCGTCTACGATAAGTACATAGCCTACCAAGGTAACCGTCCTCAAGGCGTTCTCTTCTTCGAGAACCAGTTTACTTTTATGCCGGTGCCTGACCAAGTATACCAAATACAAATGCAAGGGTTCATTAACCCTACAGAGCTGATTAATGCTACAGATACGCCTGCACAGCCCGAATGGGGGCCTCTAATCGCTTATGGAGCTGCTGTAGAGATATTCTCCGACAGAGGAGATATGGAGAACTACGAGCGCTATTATGCTCTGCTAAAGAGGTATGAAAACGTGGCTCTCAGCCGCACTATCCAAGAATACACAGACCAACAAGGAGTCCCGAGGTTCTAATGGCTTACAATAATAATATTCCACTAAGCACAGACCTAATTTCAACAAGCCAAGGGCAAATTCTTGGTAACTTTGCAGCGATTGACTCTGGTACTACGGGTACTGGAATTGGGTTTTCCAGAAATCACATCACTATGACAGATGCTACTAATGGAGGCTTACATAACCGGGTAGACTATTACCAAGTAGTTGCTTCTCCTGCTATTAGTGGTTTTGTTGCTTCGGCTTATCCAAAGACTGTAACTAACGCAGAGCTCTTTTATAAGAATGCCGTCGCAGATATGCAGATAACTAACAGCCTTCTTACGGCTTCTTCTGGACAAGGGATGTTGCCAGGAGGATTGCAGATAAGGTTTGGGACTACAGGAGGCGTTGCATTCAATAATACTACAGTTACCGTTACATTTTCTCTTGCTTTTCCTAATGCTGTTCTAGGTGCTATTGCAATTCCCTATGCAGCTGATTTAACCCACCAAATTCAATATATTGGGACAACAGCGCTTAACAACTTCCAGGTTAAATGCAATAACGGTGGTGGCTCAGGAAGTATTGTATACATTGTAATAGGATATTAATGGCTAATGCTTATCAGCCCTTCCCAATTACCGAATTCAAGACTGGACTTCATAACTATTTACAAAGTTGGATAAGGCCGATTGATGCCTTCGAACCCTTGGTCAATGCTTATGTCTATCGAGGAACAGTTAATAAAAGAGCTGGTTCTTCCATCTATGGAAATCAACTCGCAGACACAAATCCCGTCATGGGACTTATGCAGTATATCAATGCTTCTACAGGAGTTGTATCTCTTCTAGCTGGTACTACTGCAAACCTCTATCTCTATGATGTTGGAACTAACACTTTCCTTACCCCCTCTTTAGCCACCTTTACCGGAAATATCACCAACTTCTTCAATTGGACTAATTGGCAGCCTACCTCAAATGTAGGCAATCTTCTCTACATGACCAATAATAAAGACAATATCACCACTTATGATGGGACTGTAGCAGCTACTCCTACAATTACCGTTAGAACTGGCGTCACCATTACTTATGCTCTAGATGTAAAGGTGTATAAGAATAGACTGCTTCTTATTCGTCCTAAGTTAAGTTCATCCTCTTTCCCAGAGAACCAAGCCATCTATTGGAGTGCGCTTCAAAATCCCTCTAATTTTCTTGTTGATGTCGCAGGAAATGGAGGCTTTATAGAAGCCCCTACAAGCGATGTTATTCTCTCGGCAGAGTTCTTAAGAGATGTGCTTGTGGTCTTCTTTACTCATAGTACTTGGCTTTTCCGCTATACTGGTAACGAGACTAACCCTTTCCGTTGGGATAAAGTCAATGACAGTAAGTCTACTAACACTCCTTATGCCTCCGTTGAATATGACGAAAGAGTTACTTCAATTGGAGCAACTGGACTTATCGCTTGCGATGGCACGAATGTCCAACGCTATGATATCCCCATTATCGATTATTATGAGTCTTCTTTTAGTGAGGCTTATTATGCTCAAGCCTTCTCTCAGCGTTACGATAACCTCAACCAGACTTGGACTCTTTATGTTTCTAGTGGTAATGATTTTCCAGTCATCGGCGATGTAGCTCCTGGTTCAGACCAAGCGTTAGTCTATAACTTCCTTGAGAAAAGTTGGGCTACTTATACTTTCCAAGTGCCTATGACATGTCTTGGGCTTTTTTATGCTCAAAGTGGAAGGACTTGGGCTTCATTTAATGTAAGTCCGGATAATGA